CGCGAGAGCGTGCCCTGTGCGTAGTTAGACACTTACTTACCAGTTCTCAATCTCTGCGGCAGTAAATCCCATCTTTGCTAGTTTGGCATCGCGTGAGGCTTTTGCGGCGATGATTGCTTGCTCTGCCGCGAGTCGGACTGCGATTATTTTCTCCTGAGCGAGTCGGTCTGCCGTGTGCGTGGCAAACTCATCTGCCGTCATTTCGCGTTCTGTGCCGCCGTCATTTATTAGTGGATTAGTCATATTAGTTCACTCCATATACTTCCATAGTGCCGCCTGAAAAAGTGCCAGTAGAGGTTGTCACCGTCACTGTTGTAATAGCCGCCGAACAATCATAAAAGCCAGCACCTCTAGTTTGACAAGGTTGTGTTCGTGATACTGCGTTACCGTTGCTAGTCCAATCAACGTAAATTCTTGTTGTGTCTAAATAAGAATAAATATTTATAGACGCTGCGGCCATAAGTAATGCTGTCGCCGCGTTAGGAGTAGAAAAAATCAACTCTGTAAAGCCTGTGGCCGATGCTGAGTTTCTTGCCGATACCGTATTGGTCTGAGACGCGACAATGTCGGCATAGCAATAATTGCTTGCGCTATCGCCATTTAATCGCATTAGGATAGTTGTATCATCTACGCTTGTGTACACATTTTTTAGCAGTACGAAAAGGTTTTTGTAGCCTGTACCTATTGTTGGCGAGACTGTTGTCCCAGTAGAAAGACTTGTCGTGGATAATAATGTAAGGCCACCACTCGTAGGGACCGCACTCGCACCAGCATAACTATTAGACCACGAAGCCGCAGTCGTTCCAGTAATCAAAGCGCAGGTGAAGAGCCAGTCGGTAGCAGCTGGCACTGTATAGATCAAGTTACCGCCAGAGGAATTGACGGCGATAGTCTGCGTGGACTTGTTGGAGATTAACCACGGCATACCAACGCCAAGAGTAGAAGTCACTGGCATCACAACTATCTGGCCTGCGACAGTGCCCGTGAACTCTTGAGTCTTTGCATCGGTTACTACCAAAGTTTTTGTCGAGTTGGCAGTTGCCTGTGTAGCAAAGGCCACGTCTCGATTGAGCGCACTTGCCAGATCATTGACCTGTTGCGCCGTCAATACATCGCCCGTGACGAAATTGACTTTCGTCGGGGTTATCGGATTATTCGCCATGGTGTCTCCTTAGTAAGTCAGTACGGATTGGTCGAGGATTCCGTAGAGTGTTGCGTCGAGTATGAAACCATCATCGATGGGTTCACTTGTTGTAAAGATTGCTTTGAAAGTTGTCGGAGTAATTTCATATGCATTACCCATGATCTGCAAAGTCTTTGTTATAGATGTAGCCTCTTGAGTATGTGAGGTAATTTGTACCGTGTTGAAATAATCCAGAGATAGGCCAGCTGTGACTCCAGCTGCATAGTTTGGAGTAGTTAGATCAAGAGTGAGGTTATCGATGCGTATGGTCGTATCTTTGCGAGTGGCTGTATAGAGTCTTGCTACATTAAGTGCATCGGCATCGGTTTGGCCGACAAGGTTAGGCATCGCGTAGTTATGTGGATAGTAAAGTAGCTGAGATGCGGCGTCGGTGGCATTTTGTGCAGTGCCGCCATTATTGGTAACGGTTGTGGAATTGATGATGAGCTTGTCATCATGTGCAAAGGTAATATTGAAATAGCCAATATTGGTGCCGTTGTTATTAAAGACGGTTACTGGAGCAGCTCCATTAGTTTTAATAACATTACTGCGAGACTTAAAAATCGCGTTGCCTTCACCGGTGACATAGAAAGCGCCCTGCTCGGTAGCCTCAACTACCTTAAGCGCCATAAGTGCAGTACGCACACTGCCCGGGTCTGCTTGACATAGTGAGTCGCCGGTATCGATGGATCGTAATGATGCTGGCCAAGATATTGCGTCCAGAATAGAATTGATACGCTGGCCGGTCGTCTGTCCATTGACAGCCCCTGCCACTGTGCTCACGCTAGTTAATTGCCATAACCTGAAAGCATCGGTGCAGAGAATATCTACATAGCCAACGATCTGATCCTTTGGGTATTGGTAATTATAGCTAGATGCATAACCTGAAAATAAGAAGTGTGCAGTAGTGCCATAGAGAGTAGATACTCGCACTTTACGGTTTGGGATAATTTTGCCCGCGTAGGGGCTGGCCGTATTTTGCGGATTCCACAAACCCGTTGGATCATAGATTCTAAGAAGGCACGTAGTAGCCTCGAATTGGTCGGTCGTTAAGTTATAGCCACCCTTAATCGATATAGCTTGGGCTTGGCTAGATATATCGACCACGTTACTTGCTACATCGGCAAGCACGTTTGTACCTAATATGCCATGAACAGGATCGTCAAGAATAAATGAGTACCCGAATGTCGGCCCCGATGAGAAGTCGAAGGTAACTTGTACCGTGAATGGATATGACATTAGCTAAACGGATTATTTCTGTTTACGGTTACTTGAGTGCCATTGGTTGATGCAGCTTGAGTTGTATCAATGATGATTCCCGGACTTGCTGTTACGTTGATAGTAACTGGAGCTGGAGTAAGCCACCCAGAGCCGCCGCCACGATCGTTAGGCCCTGAGTCCACTGGCAGAGGCGCATCCGGTACGGATGAGGTTACGGTAGATGTACCGTCTGTAGTTTGCTTACCGTAGTTTGGATACAGTGGATTGGTATTATCAGCAATTACTACGCCCGGGGTAGTATTGCTTGTAGCACTACCTGCACCACCACCGGATCCAGTGCTTGTATATCCGGTAACGGTAGTGGTGCCACCTGCCGTTGTAGTCTGAATTGTATTGACGGTAATCGTGATCATCTTATCGCGCAGCGCATCCAAGGCTTTTTGTACTGCTGTTATCTGAGCCATGGCTGCAGCCGATGCAGTAGGCCAGCCTGCGAATGGGTCTTTAGCATTCTTAAGTGATGAGATAACCCCGTCCACATTCATAACAAGGCCATTGGCTTTTAGTACTTCTTGAGAAAGTATCGTTGCTTGGTCTGCATTGCCGTTAAGTAATGCACGCTGTAATAACAATACGTTATTAACATCTGCAGTCTGCCCGCGTTGGAGTGCTGCTTGGATCTCGATATTTTGCATATCGGCCGTAGAGCCAGCGAGTTTGAGCGATAGAGCTGCACGCTCGAGTGCCAACTTATCTTTGGCGGCTTGCGTAATCTTATTAGCTGCGATCAGTGCAGCTTTATCGGCTGCAGCTTTGTCTGTTGCTATCTTCTTGGCTACTTGAGCTTGGTACTGAGTGGCATAGGTATCGCCATATTGCTGCTTGCTTTTGTCGTATGCAGCTTTGGCCGCCATTAACTCGTCATTGACCTTTTTAAAATTCTTATCAAAGGTTGTCGGCATCGAGTGAAAGGCAAATAAGACAGCGCCAAGGTATTTGGCTACGCTGCTTAAATCATCGATCAGGGTGCCAATAGCTGCACCAAACTTAACTATCTTTTCTAGTGCACTATTAAAGTCTGTAGACCCTGCAAGATTGCCAAAAGCTGTAACAAGGCCAGAACCCACAGCCACCATTGCCTCTGTCATGGCGACATTGAGGCGATCCATCTTGCCCTGTACGGTGTCGGCAGCTGTAGCCATGTCACCTCTGAAAGTTGAAGCCAACTGCTGATTGATAATCTTCATATCTTTAGTAGCCAAAGTTGCTTTGCTAAGACCAGCGCCAAGGCGTGTTAGGCCCGTGTAGTTACCTAAGTAAGCCTTGCTTAATGCAACCTGTACGACAGATAAATCCTTGCCTGTACCTGCGCTGATATTCATGGCTAACTGCAACTCATTCTGAGCTGTAGTTACATCGCCTGTAGCGATCAATAAACCTTGAAATGCCGGGATTAACTCTTCTTTGGTCTTGCCAGTAGCAAGGGCTAAGTTATCGATAAACTTATTGGCGGTAAGTGAGGCGTAAGACTTGCCGAGATTCTTAAGAGTGTTATCGAGGATAGCCACTTGCTTTTGATTGGTAGCAAAGGCTTGCACTGATGCCTTACCAAAGTTAATGACTTCTTTAGCGGCAAAGGCTATGCCGAATGCTCCAGCGAGCTTCTTTGCACCTTCAGCAAGGTTGGCTAGATCGCTCTGGGCTTTCTTTACATTATGAGCGCCCTTGTACTCGGTAATAATATCGACATTGATACCCTTAGTACTCATGCTGCTTTCCTCAATGTCTGAGCTTCTGAGCGCCGCTTAAACTGTAAGACGGTGGCATTGACTGCCTTGAGTACATCCATAAATGCCCGGCCTTCATTCTCATCCCATGCCCGGTAGAGAGCGCGGCCACGTGTTTTGCCCTTACCTGCCATTGGCTCCTTCATCGATGCTATGAAGTGAGCGCCTGCGTTTGGATTATTAGACTTGTAAGCTCTACGCGATTGTCCATTAGCGCGGCCTGCAGTCTCATAGATCGCACCTGCAGCTGTTAAGTTGGAGATGCGGTACTGAGTTACGAAGCCCCGAGAATTAGGCTTAGTGCGACCAAGAAAAATCTTGATGCCTTTAGAGGCGATTGCTTTGTTGTACCGTGGAAAGTGACCTACAGCTGCAAAGGCGCTCGTGCTCTTGTTAATCTTTCGGCCTTGAGTCTTAAGCATCCAATTAGATAGTCCAGAGATTTCAGATGGAAAGAGTGCCCGGGCATCTTTCTGTACTGGAGTGAGTGCAGCTCTTACCTCTTTGTTGAGATTCTTAGCGAGGTCAGGCTCAAACTTACGCATAGCGGCAAGAGTCTCAGCGAGGCCGCTTATTTCTATTGGCATTCTCTTGATCTCTCGCATCCTGTTGCATTACATCGATGATCGCGTTGAGCATCGTCGCATCTAGTGCTAGTAACTCGTTTGGCGAAATCTGCAACCTCACCGATAGTTTGGCTATCAAATAGGTAAACGAATTTCGCTCTATTAGTTTGGGCCTGAGTCACCGACTTCTACCTTTGCTAATACATCTACGAACTTCTCACCAAAGAGAGGTACATCTTCCACTTTGCTTAGACACTTCCAAGCTAGCCAAAAGATGTCACTCTGCTTTTGATCTTCTGCAAAGGCTTTAGCAAAGCCTTTTTTAGCATATTGTTCGAAGCTGTATTCAATCGATGGTGTTATCTCATGCTCTGAGACATCGCCATTAACTTTAGTGATTGTTAGTTTTGCCATTTCTTTAGCCCCTTTTTTAGTTAGTTACCAAGTACCAGTAGTTGCAACAGTCATTGCACCTGAAACAGTAAAGGACAAACTCTGTACGGCAACATCGCCGATTTTTCCTGCCACTGGGGTAATTTTATTTACCAAAACTGACCCCGTGTATAAAGGATTCGTTGCCGATATTGTTGCAGTTGATGTCAGAGCAGCGATTGAAGTAGCTGTCTGCACGATTTTGAACGCTGCCACTGTGCCAACTAAACCGTTAAGCACTGACATAACCTGACCTGCTGAGTCGTCATTCAGGAGATCGATGGAAATCGATGAAGATTCTAGTCCGGCGATGACCGCGTGACCAAGTTGGCCCATCGCTGTGACATCCAATTCGTCAAAAGTTCTATTAATAGAAATTGACACAACGTGATCTGTAAGATCAATATATGTTGATCCAGTTGTATTGATTTTAAATCCTGCATTGTTTTGGTAGAAAATTGCGTTTGTCATTTACTTGTCCTCGGCTTTCGTTGTCTCCGGTGTAGGGGTTGGGTTAGATCGAACCGAGGTTCCATCCGTATTGATCTGGCCAATTTTGACCAGAAAGTTATATTGCTCCCGAGATAGGTCGGGCCGTACCAGTTCATCTGCCATGAGTTAGCTCCAACTTGTTAGGATTGAGACGGATATTTGAGACATTAACATTTGACCCATTTCATTAGATGAAACAGTCGGGGCGCTAAAGCTGCCAATTTTCATATTAAGAGCTGGGGCGGCAGCATTAAGTTTTGCCATGAGTGCATCCCAGTAATTCTCCATGTCGATGAGGTTGCCTTGATTATCGAAAAGTGGCACCAATAAAGTTATTTCGTAATTAGCCTGTGGGCCAATAGATGCGTATACATTGTTTTCAGGATCAATAGCTGGGTCGGCATAGTTAATGATGCAAGAGTTGGCGATGGGGCTGGCCGGTGGAAAGGTGAACACCGACCAGACCCCATCGTTTGTTAGGGCTGTTGCCAAAGTTGATCGCAGCGTTGTAATTGGAACTGTCATTAGCCGACCATATTTCTGAACGACATGTACGGGGCTAAGAGGCCTCTGGTTTTTCCCATAAGAGAATTACCGAGGCGATAAGGTGATGGACTGAAATCAGGGGATACACCGCCAGCTGAAGATTGCTGACGTGCCTGCCAGACATCGACTGCGATATTCATGGCAGCTTCTCTGATGGCCGGGGTTGTGGCGTAGC